GGTTTGTCTTGTGAAATTGACTGTATCTCTGCAATACGTTTCTCAAGTTCTATAGCTTCACGTGCGCCCTCTTTCATCGCTGATATCAGTGCTGTGATCGCCCTACGTACAAGCAGGACACCAATGATCTGTGACATATTCTTAAAGGAAATTATAAGAGACTTTGTTGTACCCTTTTGTACTCGCTGTGCCGCTGCTAATTTTTTTGTCGCGATGGCAGCATCTCTTGAACTACGTGTTACGGCTTTAAGTTTGCCATTGACATGCGTATAAACAAGTGTTACTTCTTTACCTGCTTTACTTGTGCCGCGGTAAGTTGTTATTAACCTTGCAGTTGCAGCATCAAGTTGTTTAGTGACGCGTACATTTGAGAGTGTGCCTTTTTTAAGTTCTTTTTGGCCTCTTGCAAAAGCAGCAGATACACGACGTGCCTGTAGAGTTTGTTCTTTTGTTTTAGCAATTGCTTTTTGGCGCGCGATAGTATTCTCTTTAATTTGAACAGTTAGTCGCTGTGTACCATCTGCAAGTTGTTTTGTTGTTACTGTTCGTTGTGCAAAAGCACTTGTTTGTGATTTAATAACCTCAGTAAATGTTCGACCACCACTGTTTAGTTCTTTCATTGTGTTAGAAACACTTAGTAGTGCCTTGTCCGTCTGGACTAATGCACTATTCATCTTCTGTAGATTTGCTACAGGCTGATTGGTACTAAGGCTCATATCAATATTAATATTGTCCGGCATTAGTAGACTCTCTTCCTATTTATTAATGATAATCGTATTGCATTTACCATTTCCAAGCCTCCAATTTCATGTATTTTACTTATAGCTGCTTTAGCGCCTTTGTCGAGACTGTGCCACGGTGCTTTTTTAATACGTGGGTACTGTTCATTTATAATATAGTGTACGACATCAGATGACCAATTAAATGTAGTAGTATTCAAATTAACTTCAAATCCAAATGATGATAAAGCTTCACCTGCTGCTATAGATTTTCCACCTCGTGGTATTGCACCTTCAATTGGTATCTCAATATTCAAAAAAGATCCTAATGCTCTCCAAGTACCTCTGGCCATACCAGTATCAACTGGTACGTTCTTATATGCGGTAAGAACAAATACACGTGTAGCTTCAACAAGTATCCTCATCCGTGCATCGGCCAGATTAAGGGGTACATTTCTAAAACTAGGAAGTGTTGCTGTTACTTTCCCGTTCATTCTGTCCCTTTGCTTTCTGCTTCTTCAATACATCTTATTTGGTTGTAGCCTATTAAAGAAGACTGACACCAAACATCACAATCATTCCAAGATCTTTTACAGTTGGGTGGTAAAATATCAAATCTTTCACAAGCGTTCCATATTGCATAATCTTCAGTTCTGTACTTTGGCAGCATTACTCTTCTGGAATTACCACCGGAGTAGCTAAAAAACGTTTTGTTGCCTCATCTATCTTTCTCTGGTTGAGTCCATTTGCAATATAGACAGTATCAATTATAAGCACTATCTCCTGATCTGCAAAAATCTTCATTAGTTCTGTCTTATAATTAATCCATGTATCTGGTTCACCGTCAACAACTGTGTCCCATGCAAGACCTTCTGTTGCCTTTAGTGATGTAATAACTGTCCAAGCATTCTTCTTTGATGCCCAAGCATCAATAAGGTCATTATACTCTTTGTCCTTGTAGTCAAGACTTTTCTCGCCACCTGGCTTCATTATCTCAGGTGGATTGGGTGAAGGACACATTTTTTCAAATTCGTCGTATGATAAAATCGGCATGGCCTTAAAAATAAATTCTGTGTCTCCTTTGGGGATTACAATAACTTCCGGTATCGGCCCCTCAATAGTCTTACCATTAATCTTCATCTCACTGTCTCCTAAAAGGGTGGGCACACTATGTGCCCACCCGTGAATATGTTACTGTTCTGAACGAACTGGTACAGCATCGGTGATGTTACAATTACCGGAGGTAGCAACTGTTCCTGCACTGAGATCATGGTTCAGTTGTTCATAGCGGTAATCAGCCAAAGTGATTTCTTCCTGATCGCCAGTCGAACAATCAGGAGTATACAAGACCACAAGGTCTACAGCATATGGCTGACAAACATCTGAATCAGATGATGTCCATCCTGCAGCTGCGCCACGTTGTTTCAGGGCATCCTCGATAGTCGGGGTGCCTGCACTTGCTGTACTTCCACTGGATGGGCCTTTCAAGTATTCCCATACAAAATCCATTGTTACGGCCACGGGTATCTCGTCACCTGCACGAACGATGTCGAGGCTACCCCTGTCAAGTTTGTACTCCATGTTTCTTGCTTCTGTGTAGGTGAAGTTACCCTCACCAATTTTAACTGCCAAGGAATGACCTGCGCCATCCTTAATAGTCACAGTAGCTTGTTTCATGTCAATCTGAGCCATTATCTTTTACTCCTTAGTCTGATAGCTCGCACGAAAAATGGCCTTCAACAGTCGCCTGCATCAGCCTTACTTTGGGATCGATTTGTCCAAAATGATTGATCTCTGTACCGTCACGTGTCTGAGTACTTTGTAACAGCCTTAAGCAACCAAAATGTTCTTGTGTATCATCGTCCCCAGTTCCATATTTGTACAAATTAATACCTGTAAATATTTTTGCGACGATGCCAACATCCACATGTATACGGTGTGTATTTGTATCGTTCATACGTGACTGCACGAGTGCGTTGATTTGCACCGCCAATTTATAATAATTGTTACTTACTTCTGTAATCTTAGGCCCGTCCATACGAAGCTCAAAAAAGTCTTCTGCCGGTTGCGTGTCCCGATATTGGCCCTCAACAAACATAGGTAATGAACCTCTGTTATCATCAAAATGTTTACAGATTGATGCAAATATCCAGCGGGGCCAATTAGCATTCATTTTTTTATCTCGCTTTCTCTAAAACGGCAGCTGTTAATGTTTTTATACTGTCATCTACACGTTTGAAATATGCTTTTACATCGTCGCGTGTATCTTCAACACGAATAGCTAAGCCATTTACTTGGTCTTTTGATGCTGAAGCATATGCTACATAACCTAATGCTGTAGTAAATACTCCAACTAGTACAATGACCATTGACCAAAAAGTAAATGTTCCTACGAATCTTTTTGTTATTCCCTCATGAAGGCTACAAACCATCATATACTCCTAAGCTGTCTCATCCAAGGCGTTACAAGAAACGATATAACCAGCACCGTCTTCAGTTTCATCTGCTTCTTTAACGACGTATTTTTTATTTTTATAGTCACATTGCCAATCAAGTTCGGGTGTATAACCTTTTAATTGACTTTTCTTCAAAATCATGTGTCTTGTTGTTTCATCGAAGTAGCCGCCATACGTAAAGTTCTTATTTGAGGCTATATAAGATAGGTCATAAACAAATTCACGGCTCAGCTTTGATGGTAATACTATTGCTCTACGCACTGATATTTCTATATATGCTCTTGTTATTTCTCCAGTTGTTAGATCATACTCATTCTCAATAGGCCTATAAAAAAGTACTCTAGCCCCAAACAACTTTGTGAGCTTATAAAGTATAACTTTATTCTGTCTTAAGTTGTTTGCCATAATACATTCCTTAAAAGTAGCAGGCAGATGGTAACATCTACCACCTGCCTGCCATAAGAGGGTCTAAGCGTACATTACCATACCAAGGTTAGTATCAAGTACCTTGATACCACTAAGCATATCAGCGGTTACCAAGAGTCCCTGTCCACGTCCTTCATACTGCATAGAAAGACGGAGAGACAGACCGTTGTAATTCACAACTGCCTGACGTGCACCAAAACCATCTGGTACAAGAGCCAAAGGACGACTTACAAGAGCGATTGCATTTGGATGCATGGCAAGACAGTAATCACCAGCAGGGCCAAGGTTAAGCACTGCATTATCAGCCATAGCACTCTGAGTCTCACGATCAAGTGCAATACTGGTCGTAGTAGGTGCACCAATAAGACCATACTTATCCACAGACGCCCCAACGATGCCATAACTTGTCATCTGGCCAACAAGAGGAGCATCCGAGAAACCATCTACATCAATATCCTTGACGTAATCAGCAGCATAGCCAGTAGTGGCTACATCCTGATCAATAGCACCCTGTGGGTAGATAGTGATAACTGCACCATCCGCAACTGCAGTCTTCAGCCCAGGGTAAATAGTCATGGTCGTAGTAGGAGCACCATCTACAACTGTAATCAACTGAGGTACCATGTCACCGGCAATAGTACACCACTGACCTGTGATGAGAGTATCACTGGTAGTATCAATAGTGAGTTCAGTGCTACCCTTAGCGATGTTACCATTATTGATAGCTGCAGTCTGAACAGTCTGCGTAGCTGCAATACTTGGAGCATTCTGATCCATGTAGAAATTGAATCCGAACTTATTACCAAGCGATGCCTGTTCAAGAGCCAGACCATTATCACCAGCTTCATTTACCTTGGTAAAATCGCTAACATCCAGCAACGCACCTTCAGCACCAGGTGTGAGGATGAAGTTACGCATACCAAGACCACCAGGAACCTTATTGTTATTCATAAGGGTATTGGCTGCAATGACTGTGCTCTTGCCAGGATCCGTACCAAGTGAACCAACACTATTACCAGTGAACTGGTAGACCTGTGCCAAAATAGCCTTATCCATCTCCTGAGCGATAGAACGAATAGCTGGTGCCAGGAACTCTTCAACCAAGTCCTTGAAGGACTTGCTCATTTCATCATCCTTGATTACGAATGATGTGTGGAAATGCTGATTCAGTTTTACCGGAACCTTTGTAGCTTCTGCATCCTGGATGGTGACATCGTCGCTAGAAATCTTACGCTTAGCAACAAAAGTTCCAGGTCTACGTGTGTTAACAACATCGCCGTATGACGCAACTTCATTGCTGAAGGCACGATGCACAAGGTTTGATGCAACCATATTCTCTTCGAGCACCATCAATGATTCCTGTGCCCACACTTCTGGGACGTATGCACGATTGTTTGTATCAAAATCATTGTCATGTGCAATCGGACGCGCGTCTGCTACGATGAATTTCATTCCAATAGTCATTACTAGATCCTTCCTTCTTTTCGGGCCTTTCTATAGGCCACTGTGTCTTTTGCCAAACTTTCAGCAGTTTCGTTTTTGCCACCGACGCTACTCTTACCGAGGTTAGCGCCACCAGCACCCTTGCCTTTGAACAGATAACTGTACTTGTCGAGTTCTGCCATTCTCTTGACTGCCTCAGAAACAGACAAAAGCATATCAGCGGGTTTCCCATCCTTGCCCTCGGGATCCATGAACTTGACCTTACTATCATACTTACCTGTCGGTTGTTTATCTTCATCCAGAGATTCGATAAGATGTGTATCCGGTCTCAATATAGCTACAATAGTGTCACTGTCAAAGGCTTCATTCTTTACACTTGCGTCAGTGATAGCCCTAATAATAGTAGATTCTGTGAACTTATTCTTCCATCCTTCTTTTTCTGCAGTAAGTGTTACAACTTCTTCACCATGTTTCTTGTCATTCTTCTTCTTATCTCTTTCAAACAATTCTTCTTTCGTCAGCCATTCTTGCTGCATCGTTTCATAACGATCTTCGATGTCTTTACGTTGGCCAGCAGTAAGATCAGTACGAGCTTTCAACGCCTCATATTCAGTAAGAGCACGCTTAGCTTTTTCTGCATTTTCTTTAGTGATAGAATCAATATGTGCCTGTTGTTCTGGTGTAAAAGTAATACCTTTGTTATCTTCTGCTTTCTTTGCTGCTGCAGCCGCTGCTGCATCATCCGTTACCTTCTTTGCTGCTGCGGCTTCTTCTGCATCCGATGCATCATCGTGTGCAATAGGTCTAGCATCTGCAATTACAAAGCGCTGTTTGATTAGTGTATTATACATTTTTAACTCATCCTTGATATATTAAGATACTGTGGGCTACGCAAATAGGGCAAAAGATATCTCCAAGCCGTAGCACTTGGGACACCCGCACTAATATGGGGCATTACAACACTGCGATCATATGTGGCTCTAACATTTGCATAACCTTGAGATACCATCCCAAGATTTTCCATCTCTAGATCAGGGTCGACATCATCCAAAAGAGCAAGAGCAATTTCAAAACAGGCTGTTCCAATATCTCCTGGGATGCTAGTATCATCGTCCCGAGGGAATTGGTTCACTTGGGTGGAACTTGTCTTTGTACCTTGATAGTTAAGTCTATCAATTATTGCTGTAGCCATCGCCAATGACTTATAAGTTAGCGAGCCTGGGTTACCGAAATTACTTCCATCATCTTCTACTGCTTCATCCCATGCATCTACATTAAGTCTTGAATTTGCTATTATCTGAGCCTCCGCCCCAGTCAAATAGTTAGCCATTATTCACCCTCCCCTCTCGTTTTATCTGTGACGATTGCATCAAAGTCTGTTTCTCTGGATAGTGTCTTTTCATCCGCTGCTGTATTGTTATTTGCGTCAGCATCATCTACACCCCTAGAACTATTTAGACCATCTATGGATGCCGCACTCTGAGAAAGAGCTATACGCTTGATTCTTTCAGCATGGTCAAGTTTTGCCTGTTTTACCTGTCCCTCAGGGTAGCCTCTCAAGGATGATGCCAACTCTGTACTAACAAGACTGGCTTCAAGGTCAGCTCTAATGACTTCTGGGTCTGTTATTATCACTTCTACAGTATCAATCTCTTTTTCGATCTTTTCCATCGTTTCTTTTGTCACTTTATGACCAGCAAGGATGTGAGCAACCTGTTTTGTCAAAACTTTCTTCAAAGTCATTGACTGAGTTTGTGTAATATGCTCTTCAAGCTCTTTTGCTTCTTTTCTTCGCTCTTCATCCGTGCTAAGTGAGTAATCTTGAGGGTAAATGATCGTTGGGGAGTCTTCATCCGTGTAACCAGCCCAAATATCACCTATTTTACGTTCACCCTTCTCAAGATCAGCACCAATTGAGGACAAACCACTCTCAACTGACCTACTGTCTTGTTCTTTACCCTCTTCAGTGCCTGATGCAAGGCTTTTTACATTTAATCTGATCAATTCCCTTATTTCATTTTGCAAAGCCTTCTGTTTGTCCATACTGACCATCATTGGTTCAGCACTTGGATGAATAAATCCAGGACGATCAGACCCCTTTGGGTATTTACGGCCTTTTGACACTCCAACCTTTATTTCTGGGTCTGATGCCTTATTTGCGTTGTCACTTGTGCCATCATCGCTGTCATTGCCACTGAGCATATGAGTCATTATGTCTTTTGGATCAAATTGTTCAGTGTAAAATGGGAAATTACTCTTAATAGCATAGGACAGGTCACTACTACCAAGGTTAAGAAGAGCAATCTGGTAGTTTGCGATGTCTGTCATAAGTGACTGTTGTATCTCGATAATAGTGAAAGGTATAATGTCTAAGTTCAATACCATAGACTCACCCATTTCACCTGCATTATTGTATAGTGTCAGCTGGATGCCGTCATCCATCAGTTCTAGGTGCCTGTAGCGAAATTCTGTGCCATTAGGCAGGTTTGTATTTCCGTCTCTGACATAGATTTCATCCCTAAGTAACAATGACAGTAGTATCTGATCATCACTGTAGTCCCATGCCAGTATGTCCTCAGCCTTATACGTGTATATGTAAGGGGGTACGGATGCAACATCTGCCTTAGATGGAGCATCTGGCAGTGTGAATCTATCAACAAAGACTCCGACCTTACCCATAGAAAGAACCTCAGGCAAAATTTCACTACTAACAAAGCCATTCATCGTTGAGCCAGCTCTATCAACTCCATCATTCAAACCGATGATTGCATTTTGATAAGATACTGGGCCGTCAATTCTTTCCACGTCTATAAGGCGTTCACTGATAGCATCCTTTATTTCATTGACTGCTACCTTTGCATGTGCAGGGCAATAAGTTGATTTCTTCCGTGCTATAAATTCAGTAGGTGTTTCTCTTACACTAAAAGTGTCAGTGTACTCATCGATAAAAGCTTGACCGCCATCATAGGACAAACGGTACTTTTCCCACAGGTCAATCGTAGCATGGTATAATGGATGCCTGATGCTTGTTATGTTGATCTGGTCTTTGTTTGTACCATAATCCGTTTTGATTTTAATTTCTTTTAGATTCACAATACTTCTCCCATATCTGAGTTACCATATATTCCTGCTCCTACTTGTAGGGCTATTTCAGCATAGTTCCTACAATGTGCAGCGTGGTCATCTTTTGTATTTTCATAAACACCAAAGGGATTACCTTCTTTGTCCCTTTTATACACACGTACAGGCGCAGTCATATGCGTTTTGAACTCCTGGCTTATGTCTACAGGCAGCTTGATTGTTCCGTTTCTGAAACGCCCCAGTGCTATATCAAGCCAGGACGTCCTGTTGACTGTGACCCTATGCTCAGAAGGAGGATGCTCATTTATATTTTTACCGTTTGCACTATAGTTATAGATACAAAGATTAACACGACCATTGAATCTATTCGCAAATTCCAGTGCTTTTCTAGTGTCTGGCTGACTATCTATTACGCAGCTGTTTACACCATACTGGTTCATAAGTATATCCAGCTCCTCGAATGTCCGCACTTTTCCCTCATCCAGGACACGACAATCAGCTAACAGATTAACATCATTTGTCTGTCTACTCTTATTAAATTTATATGCATCTACCTCATAATGAATCCAGCTACCAACATCAACGCCCATTGTGACAAAGCCTTTTGCTGGGCCTTTTTTGTATCCACCGATGCATGCTTCAACATCTGCCTCAGTTAACTGTGCACCCTCTACTGCATGTGTGACGCCCATCTTACTGTTGTAAAATTCCTGTTCATCCGTTGGGTTGAACTGAGCTAATAGCCACAACTGAGCGATCTTCCAAGGATCAAGGAGACAGCTATAGAGCTGATTGATGTGGAAACCTCTTGTCATCCGGTCACTGTTTGATGGTACCCATCGGCCTGTTTTGAAAATCTCTTGCTTATCCGCATGTGGCAGGGTCGCTCCACATTCCTTACACACAAGATATGTATCCTGTATCTTAGGGTCATTAGCATCTTCTGCTGTTATTACCATACATTCAGGGAAGATGAGTTCCGTCAGCTTACTACAACTGGGGCAAATAAAGAAGTAGTGTTCCTGGGTGCTATCTGCATAGTAGCCATTTATACCCTTACTCTCAATTGTCGGGGTACTGATCAACCATGCTTGCCTATCAGCATGGCCGCTCATCCGTTCAAAAGCAAGTGTTATGTTGGCTTGACACATTTCATCAACCTCATCGAAATACATACGCCCTACTGGTAGAGACTTAAGCTTTGACTTACTTCTGCTCCCACGAACGAACAGGCTACAGCCGCCAGCACGTTTGTGACCTATGTTCTTTACATCGCTGAACATATCTTGTAGATGCGAGGCAAGCTCCAAGGCTGGATCAAATCTTGATGTGCTGAAGTCACTTGCATCACCCTCACTAGGCAAAATATATAGTGCGCTCTGTCCCTCGATGTCAATAGCATAGAAACATCTGTTCAGGCACATTTCAGTGAAACCCATTTGAGCTGCCTTTTGGCCAACGCAAATCTCTTCTTCAGCATCATGCATGTCACGTGTCCAAGGAAACTTATCAAATACCCAAGGCATCGATCCACCACCATCTCGTGGCAGGACGCGATAATGCTCGGCCCATGCACTACAAGTGCTAATACTTTTGCGATTAAGACCTGTTGCTATGCGTTCAGCTATCAGGCGGCGGAGTTCGCTCATGCTTGATCCTTATCGACTAGGGCCAGGATGCCATCGCTTATTGCTGTTAGGATGGCCTCATCCTCTACGTGGGATGATATGATCTCAATGATGTCAGTAGCAAATGATATAAGTGTATTTTTATCCATGACACCACCGAGGCTTACCTCAAGGGTATGGCAGCTCTTGACTAGCTTCTCAAGCTTAACAACAAGGTCACTAACGATATGGCTCTTTAGTGTTAGATCATAGACATCAGCGCACTGGTTCAGTTGTTCTTCAAGCAGCATCCGGAGTATAGCTACTTCATCATTTAGCGTTTTAAGCTTAGGGCTACTTGCATGGCGTTCCAGTGACTTCCGGAATTTATTCAGCTTGTAGTTTGTTATTCTTTTTCTTTCTTCCGCTTGTAAATGGCTATTGCCGCCATGTA